CACGGACACCACAAATAGGCCAGTGCACAGGAGAATCGCTGCCCCAGCTTTCTTCGCCGGTTTCTTCCGAATCAGCTTCACCAGCCACACAAGAAACACAATCGGCGTGACAAACATGAGAACACCTGCTATAACCGCGCATACACCGGATAGATTCATAAAGATCCCTCCTTCAAAATCGGTTCGTGCTGCCCGGGAACTGCATCCCAGGTCATTCTCTTTCCGCACAGGGCATAATTAAGATATTGCGTTACCATTTCCGGCGACCTTGCCATTTGGAAGTACAGCATTTCCTTTACTCGCCGCATCATGTCATTTTCGCCAGGCACAATCGTAATGCCCTCATTAACCAAATGAACCGTGCAATTCATTTTCTGGCAAGCCTGTAAAAATGGATAATACTCCGTTTCTCCACCCTCAAACATGAAAATGGATGGTATCTCTACTGTCCCGTCCCGCACAATTACATTGAAGTGTGGAACACTTTTATACCGCTCATTTAGTTCGGCATCAGATATTCTTTTCCCCATTTTGCAGTCTCACCCCTTTAGAATTGCTTCGTGCGTATTCTCACACATTTCTTTTCCGTACCGGTAATTCCCCCGGTAGGTATCCTCGTTGCCCAGAATCGTCTGGACTGCGGAGTGCTTGAACTCCTTGCCCTTCTTGCTCCGATATCCTAGCTCATTCAGCTTGTCTGCGATTCCTTGCAATGTACAGCCCTGGTTTCTCAACTCGAAAACCTTTTTTACAATCTCCGCCTCTTCCGGCACCACTGCAAGATGCCCGTTTTCAGCCCGATACCCAAGTGGAGGCTTCCCCCCGGCATAGCCGCCCTCTCTGGCTGTAGCATACCGCCCCATGGTAGTTCTTAGGGCGATATTGTCGCTCTCCAACTGATTAAAGGAAGATAGAATGCCAATCATGGCACGTCCCCACGGGGTAGTGGTATCAAGCGTTTCATTCAGGCTTATGAGGTCAACTCCGTTTGCCAACAAATCGTCCTCTACAATCGCTAGAGTATCACGTTGCTTTCTGGAAAGCCGATCTAGCTTAAAAATAACAATAGCTTCGATTTTACCCGCCCGAATATCCCGAAGCATTTCTTGAAGCCCCGGACGGTTTGTGTTTCTGCCGGTATACCCGTTGTCCTCATAGGTTTTCACATATTTCCAGCCCTTGCTTTCAATGCAGGCTTTCGCCATTCGCTCCTGCTCAGGCAAAGACACTTTCCCGTCCTCTCCCTGAGCCTCTGTAGATACTCTGGTATAGACACACGCCTTTTTCATCTCGTACATTTCTGCTTCCCCCGTACATCTTGTTTTCTGTATAATATCAGATTTACAATTATTTGTCAACTGTAATAATGCACAAATAGGAACTGCCTTTTTTGTTTTTGCCGGAATTTCTGAAAGGGGGGCTTTTTGATTTCGCGGGTACTTGTGGGCAGCGGCATTCCTTATTTTTTTGTGCGTGACATTTTTGGCTTTGTGATAGCTTCCTGATATGACATTCCGCACTTTTTTACCCTGTAATATACCGCTGGCTCTGTGATTCCGTATATTTTACACCACTCAGACAGCCTTTTCGTCTCTCTGCCTATTTCAATTCCGAGAACACCGTCTTTTTTCAAGGCAATTTCTGGTGGAACTCCATTTCGTATTCTTTTCAGAACAGTTTCCTTTTTAATCCCATTTTCTGCGCATTTTATTCTGAAATCCTTGTCAACTTTGCACTTTACGGCCTCTGCTACAGCCTCTTCAAAAGAACATCCAGCGTGTATCCGTCCGCTCATGACAGAATAATTCAGCCCAGTTCTTTTGCAAAAATCAGGAAGGGTTTCACCGTCATACAGCTTTACATTCCGCTTGTTCTTATTCTGATCGCCTCTGGGTATCCAGCGACAATTTTCGGGAGAATATCCCTTGTTGTTGTCAATTCTGTCTATTGTAAGCCCTTTTTCATACCCATTCTGGTTAGCCCATTCAACAAATGCCATAAAATCGTGTTCCCATTCATCGCACATTTTAATTCCTCTTGCACCATAATTGGGATAGTTTTTATCACTCTCATGGTTGCATCGCCTTTTTATCCCCCTCCACCTGCTATATAATTCGTGGTCTTCGTGTCTAGGCTTTTTTTGTTTTTCAACGATTTTTACGGGAGCACTTTTCACGCGCTGGCATTTGCAAATTCCTTTGTTCTTGCCTTTTACATAATCTTTCCCGTTGTGCGTCTGCTTTTCAAGGCCGCAGTGGACACAGCGCAGTGTCCACACCTGCCTGTGGTTGTCCCAATCGTAATCAACTTTTTCAACCCTAAAACAGCCATAAATCGTTCCAACCCTTGCCTGATAGAACATTTCTTGCTCTGCTTGTAAATATTTCATCCAAATCACCTCACATATATTATAGCGCCTTTTTTGTTTTTTGCAATATTTTTTAAGTGTAGTGGGATGATAATGGGCTACGTCGGTACTAGGTAGGCTAACCACCCAGCAATCCTCCCGGCCATATCCCCCGCCCCCTGTGCTTTCGCTGCTGCTTCTCCCGTGATGGAGCAGGAAGCGACGGATTTGATAATTTACATTTTTTCTTGAATTTCTGTAAAATAATGCTTGACATTTACGAAAATATCTATATAATAGTAAATGTAAACAAGAGCAAAACAAAAGCGCCCCCGCAATCCTACCAAGACCAACGGGAGCGCGCCACACAAGGAGGCACCGCTATTATAGCACGGCCTCCACAGAATTACAAGGAGGAAATAAAAATGGCAATCTATGATAAAATCACCGCCGAGCTGGAAGCCCGGAAAGATCGCAGCGCATGGGGTAAGGGCGTCAATGCCTATGCCCTGGAGCTGGTGGAAGCGCTCCGGGAGCGGGCAGAGTATGAGGGGCGCGACCCTGAATCCGAGAAAGAGTGCCGGGAATGGATGTTGAACGGGGCGCAGGACTGGGAGCAATACAGCTGGGGCGGTTCCGCCCTGATCTATGACGGCGACATTGCGGAACGTCTTTGCTGCCCGTCCGAACTCAAGAAAACCCGCAACGGCGAGCGCAGACCGAACAGCCGGGAAGAATGGCTAGACGTGCAAGCAAGAGCCTTGTATCAGGCCTCAAGCCGTGTTGTCAATGCATACCGGGCGGAGGTGCAGCCCAAATGAAAAAATACACGTTGAAAGCGCTCCGGGATCTTGTGCGGCTCGGAGTGGCCGAGGACTACACCAACAAGCCCGCCGAGAACCTTTACACGCTCCGCAGGCTTGAAAAAGTGGGCTATTCCTCCGGGGTTTACGGCATTAACGGCGGATTGGTCGAAGACACCGAAACCGGGCAGTTATACGCCATTATCGGGCGTTGTTCCAATTTGTTTATCTTGTTTTAAGGGGGTGTAGCCGTGGCACTGCTTGCAATTCTGTTTTTCCCGCTGCTGGTGCTGGCAGAACTGCTAAAAATCAGCAAATAATCTTCAAGCCGTCCGGGCATTGTCCGGGCGGTTTTCTCTTTGCCCTGCCAACGTGTCGGGGCTTTTCTCTTACTATATTCTGTAAGGCTCTCAGCGGCTTTCTAAGCGGCTTTTATTCTGGCAATATAAATTAACGTTAAACATCGTTTCCGCCTTAAATTGAGCGCGCACGTGCTCCACGCAATGCCGTGCGGCATTTTATGCAGCGTTTTGGGCGCTCAGCGCCCGCCATTGCCCCTATTCCCGCGCCGGATATGCCAGGATGCCCCCGCAGCTTTTCGCCCGTCTGGGCGCTTTCTGTGCCCTCCGGCGTTCTGCCCGCTGTTACAGGGTAAAAGCACCGCCACACAGGCCGCACCGGCTCCGATCAGATTTCCCGCCATGCTTTTGCGTCAGGGCTGAAAACCCTCGCAAGGCTCCCAGCCCGTGAGCCATAGTCGCAAAGTCGCAGCCGAAAATTCCAAATTCATAGTCGCGCCATAGTCGTTTTGGAAGTCGCTGCCATAGTCGCAGAAAGTCGCCCCGAAAGTCGCAAGACCTCCGGGGGCATTTTCATAGTCGCTATAGTCGATTAAGCAGGACGCCATCTTTCGATTCCACTTCAACGGTGCATACACCTGGCGTTTCAAACTCAACGGTTGCTCTGACTGCATTTGGATTTTCACGCACGATGATTTCAAGCACCGCTTTAAGGGCCTCGGCCAGTTCTTTTGTCATTTCTCACTCACCTCCGCGTCAATGATCTTGTCCGCATCAGCCCCATACACATCTTCCAGATACTTCCGGCGCAGCGCCTCCGGGTCTTTGGGTTCGCCAAGCGGATTTTCAGGCCGCAGAACCACTTCCTGCTGGTCGGTGTAGTTCATGTTGTTTTTCATCAAAAAGATTCCGGCAACGGGGTTAATCTTGCCATTTTGCATGAAATCTTCCATCTGAGCGTTGATTAAATCCCGTGCTCTTTTAATGGTGTCGCGCACAGAGTCGCTCAGTGTCCTGCTTCTAGGCTGATTATTGCACCATCTCCACATAGTCATTCTATCCACACCGAAAGCTAAAGCGAATCCTGCAAAGGTAGGTTTCATATCATTCTTAGCACAAAGGTCAAAATAATCGAAACATCTTTTCTCTACAGCTTCCAGATCATTCATATCCGGTGTTTTCCATTTCATGATAGTCATGGAATGGTTAATGTACTTGGTATTATCTCCTGGTTCCAGATCAGGAACTTGATAAGGCTTCTTTTTGAGTTTATTGCTTTCCGCCAAAGTCGTTGTCCTCCTTTACTTTCTAAGTAGATTTAATATATACTTTATCATAACACATACACACTACAAGATATAAGACTTATATATGTTATATATAAATATATCTCTTATATTGAACCCAAACTGGTAGGCCGTTCTCATTAACAGCAGACACCTTTCCACAGCATGGGCATTTCACAGAAAGCCTTTCCTCTACTGTTGCCCCTTTTGGGTATCCGCTGGTCGCCGGTTTGCCATTATAGAATCTGGCGTAGAAGGTTTCGCCTCCGATGATGAACCGGAATTTGCACCCGCACCACGGACAGTCCAGAACGCTCGTTTCACATTTTCCGGGCGATATGATTTCCATTTTACCCCCTCCATTTCCCGACCTTATAGTCGTACTCTTTCAGGCAATCGTACCGCTCCCGGAACGGATAGAACGTTTCCCTGTTCCCTTTGTACGCCTCCATGAGAGCCTTGTCCAGCTGCTCCTGATACCAATCCGCTTCATCGTTTGGCAGGAACGCCGGGCGGAAATACTGCATGATCTCGTTGGTTTTCCGCATGACTTTCAGGATTCTTGCGCCGCTGAATGTATCCTTTCCCATGGTCCCCGGGTCTCGCAAGGCCAGGGAGATATAGTCGCACATCTGCTGTGTTCCGAGTTCCCAACCATCGTTGAAGCACTGCCGCTGAACAGCCTCCTGCTTGGCAAGATACGCATTTTGTTTTGCCATATGCTTTTCCTTTCTTTTCTTAGTAAATCCCTGTATAGAACTATAACAACATACACACAAGATATAGAATTATATTATATATATTATACAGGAATGAAGCTATAATATTGAATCCCGTCTCCTGTTTTTCGTTTTCGCCCTCCTTTCGGTGCAATCCTTCCCAGGCGGGCAAGGCCGCTTTTCCCCGTGGAC